TCTTTGTTCTACATTACTTATATTACCTTCAGCGGTCGCTACCCTGGTGCTAATTTTATCAACCTCCTGGGAGATAGTTGACACATCTCCACGCAAATTAGCTACATCAGAATATATACCATCAGCTGTTTGCTTGATAGACGAAATCATACGACTCTTGTAATTACCATCTGTTGTAGCTATAGCAACCCATTGCCCATCTTCGCTCCAACGGTAGAGCGTTCCTGGAATGAGCGTTCTTGTATTACCACTTTCGTCAGTATACTCAACCTCTTGCCAACAGAACCACAAATCCCCAACATTCGTTCCTTGTGAATAAGTAGTTGCTGTAGAAACTGACTCGCCCTTGACCCACATCATATTGGTCGCATCCCATTGGTACGCATACCCTCGTTCAAAAGAAAAATCAGTAGTTGTTACTGTAGGATTATCTGGATCATCAGGATTTTCAATAGTTTGCTTCATCGTTTCTGTGTGAGTAAAAGTAGCTATATACGTATCTCCGTTTTTCAAAAGAGATTTTACCTCGTCATGAGAAAGCCCATAAGAAAGTGAATATTCACCAACAGAGTATTTGTCAGAGTGAACAACAAGGTGCTGTATTGCCGCTTCAGTTTCTTTTATTTGCTGACTAATAGATGTAATATCAGTACCATATTCATTAACTGATTCTTGTAAGGAACCAAGTAACATATTGTTCTTTTCCGCAACATCAACAAATCCTTGTACACCAGTATTGCCATCACCATCATTGAAGCTAGAGATAATAGTCATTTTATCCTTGAGGTCATTAATATCTGCCAATGATGCATTCACTCTATCTTTTGCCTCATTTGCAGCAGCTAAAGCTTCATTTTTTGCATTATTGGCTTCGGTCACTGCCTGGTTCGCTTTCTCAGTAGCTTGGTTAGCAGCTTTTTGTGCCTCCTGAGCTGTAGCACCAACAGATTCAATGTTTTTAGTATTTTCTTTTATAAGATTTTTTAATTCATCATTATTATTTATAGCAATATTTATTCTATCAGTTGCATTATCAACTCTCGATTCAACTTCACCTAGTCTTACAACAATATTACCAAAGCTACCTTCGGCATCCATTAGTGTGCCATAAATTTTATTAATCTTATCGTTCTGTGGTGTTACAGCAATTGTGAGATATTCATAGCTAGCATAACTACCAGTTGATATGACTTTATAACCACAGTTATTTTTAGATTTCGTTGCTACACCCAACTCATTGGGTACGATATAATCTCCTGTCGTAGCCGTTCCATCTGTACGCACACGCAAAGCACCAGTAATACCCACTAGAGCATAAAGAGGATCGTCGCTTTTATCTGAAATGTCCTGACCACCAACAAAACCACTATGTATTACTGATACACCATACACGTCATCTTGATTAGTACAAATAGCAACGTTCTCTGTGCCACCAATAAGTTTCACAAAATAACCAGATCGATCTTCCCATTTTGGATTCTCATCGTCCCATTTACGGAATTCACCAAAACCATTTTCAGAAGAATAAACTCTTTTCAATGATTTAATTTCATCTAATTCTTCTTTTAAATTTGAAATGGCCGAAATTGGGTGTTGATTCGGCAATTCTCTACCATCTAGCAAAGAGTGATTTGTAGTTCCTTTTAAATCCTCGACGTTATTTCGAGGCATATACGGAAAAGCCTCATCCATTTCTATATCAATGATATTAGCATCTTCAACAGAAAAACTTGATGGAGTTGGTGCTTGCACCTCGACATCTTGTGACGCTTCGTCGATTTCAGTAGTAGTAGACTTTATTTCAGTTTCTACTTTTACAGGTTCTTCTTTTATTTGTATAATTTTATCTTCTCCCATAATATTACACCTCACTCAAGAACAGTCTCGTCCTTTACTGGATATACATTAATAGGCATTATACGACTCGCAAAAGCAAATCCTTCAATAGTCAATCCTCTAAATTGCACAAACGCTTTACTCTTTTCCGAAAAGGCTAACGTTTCTACTTGATTTAGAGTTACATTAATTCCTAGCTGATCCTGTTTACAATCTGTTAGTTGTTTTGTAATGGGCAAAGTACAATCTTCGGTACCATTGTTATCTGGCTGCCAAAAAGTAATATGAACAGTTTTAAGTTGCTCTAAGTCATATGGTGTTTTAAATTTAAATTGTTGACAAGCTCCTCGAATCACTATAACCACTCCTTTCTAAAAATATTAAATGCAGAATCCAAAAGCCACACCCATTGGGAAGTCGGCACCGAAGCTAGAAATTACTCCATTATTATATACACAGTGAAAATTATTAACACTTCCTATATCAGCAGAGCGTGTCCAATAGTTTACATAAGATTCTCCTGTGGAATTATATTTTATACGTTTATTCTTACTAGTATATGCTGCATAAGTACTACCTTGCCGTCAACATACTGCTTAAGTTCCGCAATTTCTTTATCCAAATTTTGATATGGCAAATTGGGGAAGGTATTAACGCCATCCCCAATTTTTGTCTTAAAAGTCCCGTCTGCACATTCTTCAATTACAATCTCTCCGTCATATGGAACTATACCAGATGATTCCCATTGTTCGGCTGTACCACGTCTATGTTGTACAATTAACTTATTATTTGCCATCTTCGAAACCATCTCCTTTTATTCAATATTTTTGCTTTATAATAAAATAACTTCCAAAGGAATATCGACAGTCGGAACTTCTCCTAATGCCTTAATAGTAAGTTGATGAGTTCCCTGCCCTGCAATACGTAACATTGCACTTGCCGCTTGTCTACATTGCTCGTCGGTTGCTGTCTGAGCAACACCAGCAATACCATTTCTAGTTGGCGTGACACCATCTATAGTCAGAATTTGTTTATGTGCATCTCCATCTTCTATCCATACAGTGGCAACCAAATTAGCTATAATCGATATAGCTAAATTTGCCTTGTCGTTCAACGCATTATTAATCACTTTGTTCTGTACTGGATTCGTAGAAGTGCCCGAAAGTTCATCATCTACTGATACATTAGTAGCCCCAGTCGTAATACCATCTAATTTAACCTTATCCGCAGAGCTCATTAGACCATTTTCGGTAGTAGTTACAACTGAAATATCTGTGTTATCCTGAGCGTCAGTTATCATATAGATTTGATTAGGGTCTTTTTCTGCTGCGTTAAATTGTGCTTGGGTCAATAAATTTATATTTAAAGAATTCACACGTGTAGTAGTAGGCATACATCGCACCTCTCTCCCTTATATCACTGTTCGCCGAATAAACCGTAAAATAGCGTATAATCTCCTGCTTTAAGCCCAACCTTCGTAGACGAAAACCCAGTATAATATGTCAATATATAAACATCTCCATTACTATCTGCATAAATACGAGTATACGTTCCTGCTGTGCTACTATTTAACTTATAATTTGTACTAGTATTGGTCTGTACAGCCGCAGCAAGACCAGATTTATACACGGTCATAAAATAACCACCTAAAAAAGCAGGAGAATTTGCGCATGATGCTTGACATATAGACATAGTATCATTAGCAGTAGTCTCTTTTCGAAGCAATGTCATAAATAAATTATCGTTATTAATATTCTGTGCGATAAAAGTATTTCCAGTAATAACTTTCGTAGATGTTGTCTCCATTACATCTGTTGTAACAGTAAAGATCACAGACCGCGGAGTGCTAACTACCGAAGGCACAACATCAACTTGTGCGTTTGCATAAGTGCTAACATCATAGCTGCCATTTGCCGTAATATTTACGGTGCCACTTGGAATAATACCTGACGGGGGCACATTAATCTCTATGTCCCCTGTAAGATATTTACCTGCAGTAGATATTATTTGGTTAGAAGCGTAAATACCTCCCTCCACTGATTGAATACTGCCTGTGATTTTAACACCATTAACATATGCTGTTTTAGAGGATAATATATCATTCTCTGTGGCATTTGCGTCACTAGTATCAATTCCAGAAGTAGTGGGAACTATATTGATTTGATTAATTGGTACATTACCAACATATAAACCTGTCATAATTACCACCTCACAATATTTACCACACTACCGTTGTCGTCATGCGTATGGGAGATATCTGCCTTATTCGCTAACTTACTATCAATCTCATCAAGTTTTCCACTTAATGATCGAGGAGTAGTCTTATAACTCACTTCTGTCGTTGTGCCAATCCAATAAATTATATCACCAAAAGTATGATAATCTGGGTCATATCGTAAACCCACTAAATTTTCTCCATTATTGTATTGTGCTTCTGTAATTTCTATATACATAGAATCAAATATCGGTTCGTTCAACGCA